TCACGCTCTCCTGTCGTCGTAGAGTTGCGCGGTCGCCGCGGCGCCGCGCCCGTAGCTTGGGCTGATCTGAAAAACCCGGAGCTTCAAGGTGGTCTGCAACGCCCCGAAATCGGTGATCTGCATCGCTGCGGCATAGCCGAAATTCGGCGACGCGGTGCTCGCCGTGCGAACCACGGCGCCGGTTGCGGGATGCAGGATCTCGACGTGGTAGCTTTCGGTCTCCTCGCCGAGCGGCACCTCCAGCGCGTCCCAGCTGTCGCCATCGATCCGGGTCCGGCGAATCCAGCCGATCTCGATGCCGCCATCGCTGCGCCATAGGCCGCGCAGATGCGCCGGCGCGTAGGGTCGCAAGCCGATGCCGCTGAAACTGACATTGGTGGTCCGATAAGCCTCGTCGTCGATAGCGCGGCCTGCCGGTCCCCATTTCCAATTCAGCGGCGCGCCGCGCTGGCCTGCGCTGACGCCGGCGGGAACGACAGCGGAATCCAGCAACACGAAGGCAGCGCCGGCCGCCACCGGATCGCGCATCGCGGATTCGCTCCCGAGTTGGCCGCGCAGCAAATTGGTCAATCGGTAGAGACCTGCACCAATCAATTCGGCCGCGGCGAACTGCAGCACTTCCCATTCGCCGTCGCCGTTCTGCACCGCGCAGGCATTGGCGCCCGACAGAATCAGCGCTTCATCGGCCGACGCCAGCGCCTTGCTGGTCGGCACTTGTACATAAAGGCCGTTGACCCGATCCCACCGCCACAGCGGCCCTGAGAACAGCGGCGCAGTAGTGAGACCTATCGTCGATGCGTTCGGCAACAGCTGGTCAAGCACGTAGCCGGTGGTCGTCGGCGAGCGATACACCGCGACGCCGGCCCAGGGCTCGGCGAAAGCGGCGAGCCGCGGGCGGCCCGGGCTGTCGGCCGAGGTCAGCATCGGCAGGTCCATGATCTTCAGCACCGCCGGACCCGGTTCGGCCCGAGACGTCGACAATCGCGGCCGCGGCACGCCCTCGGTCGCCACATAGGTGGCGGCGTCACTCCGGCGCAGCACGGCTGCCCGTCCCTGATCGGTGCCGAGCTGCTCGATCCGCAGCTGTGCCCTGCGGCCGTTCAGCACCAGCTCGATCATGTCGGTGGGCTCCAGCGCGTAGGCCGACGGCGGCAGCGTGATCTGCGCCGCTTCGCGCATCACCCAGGCATCGACCAGCAGGACCTCGACAATGCCCTGAGCCTCCGCCGGGTCCAAAGCGATCGCCGGCGTGATCTCGATCGCCTTCTGGCTCGATCCCCGTAGCCGTCGCGCGTAGACATCGGCGACCTGGTAGTCGTTGTCAGGATCGAGAAATTTGAGGTGCGCGGTGCGCGGCAGATCGGTCTCCTGCGCCCGCGTCAGCGTGTAAAAACCACCGACGTCGCGCTGGTTGCCGTCGGCCAGATCGTCGGCGGTGAAGCTGGCGACGACCGGGCCGCCGCGGTGAATGAACCTGATTCGACCGCCGGATTCGACCGCGTCGAACATGTAGATCGTCATCAGCGTCGATAGCGCCGCACGGGCGCTCATGATCGCGTCGATCGTGTAGCCGCGCACGACGCCGTAAAGCGCGGAGACATCGACCTCGACGCCAAGGCCACGCGTCAGGTCGGCGACGACGTCGGGCAGCAGCGCGAGCCCGAGGCGGCCGGTCAGCCAATGGCCGCGGCGCCAATTGCCGCCATCGCGCCACACCGAGCTCTGCGCCGGGAACTGCGGGTATGGTCTCGCGTCCCAGGTCCAGGCGTAGCAGCAATCCGTGGCGATCATCGGTGCGTGATACACCGCCGAGGTCGGATTGCGGCCGGCGGCAGGGTCCCAATATTCGATCAGTGCCTCGAGATAGCTGCGCTGGCTGAGATCGTCGCGGCGGCCGCGCGAGAAATATGGGAGGAAGCTCTCCGACGATTTCGGGTCGTAAAACACATTAGGCTGGTTCGTGCCGCGGTCGATCGCGGGACAGCCGAATTCGGTGAACCACACCGGCTTGGATTGCGGCTGCCACGCGGTCGAAGCTGCGCTGCGGACGCCTCCGGGGCGGTTGTGGTGGGGGCTCAGCCACCATCCTCTGATGTCCTTGTAGCGAAACACCCAGGGCTCGCCATAGGCGGTATCGGTCACCGCTGTGCGGACTTGGGCGGTCCGGTCCGCCGCCGACGCGTAATACCAATCATAGAGTTCGCCGCCTTCGATGTTCGACTGCAGATAGTCCCGATCGTAGATCGAGCGTGCCTCTGCGGCGTCGATGTGATCGCCGTCGCGCCAATCCGACAGCGGCATGTAGTTGTCGATTCCGATGAAATCGATCGCGCTCGACGCCCATAGCGGGTCGAGATGGAAGTAGACGTCGTTGCTGCCATCGCGCGGACGATAGTTGGCGTATTCCGTCCAGTCGGCGGCGTAGCCGACCTTGCAGCCGCCGACGATCGCTTTGACGTCCGCAGCCAGTGTCACTAATCGATCGACCGCAGGGAACGAGCCCGCGCCGGAACGGATGGTGGTGAGGCCGATCATCTCGGACCCGATCAGGAATGCGTCGACCCCGCCAGCCGCTACGGCCAGCTTGGCGAGGTGCAACACCATGCGGCGATACGACCATTCCGATGGGCCGCTGTAGGCGATGGTGTCGCCGCTCCACGGTCCGAAATGCGACGCCGCCGCGGAGCCGAAGAATGCCGCGACCTGCGCGCTTGCTGTCGCCGTCTTGTCCACCGTGCCGGCAAAGCCCGGCGCCGGTGAGCACGTGATCCGGCCACGCCACGGAAATGCCGGCTGGCCGACGCCGGCCGCGTTGTCGCTGTAGGGATTGGGCAGATGGTTGCCCGGCGGCACGTCCATCATCACGAAGGGATAGAGCACCACCCGCAAGCCACGCGCCTTGAGTTCGGTGATGGCCTGCACCACCGAGCGGTCCGCCGGCGCGCCGCCGAGCAGCACGCCGACGGCATCGCGCGAAACCACTTCCGCCGACTCGCGGTCGATCCCGCTGACCTGCCAGCTCCAGGGTGTGGTGAATTTGAAGCCGGCCTCGACTTTCGGTTTGATCTGACAGTTGCCGCAGCGCAGGTCGGTACCGTGCCATGCTACGACCAACGACACGGTCTTGATGTTCGGCGCGACGGTCTGCAGCTGGTCGAGAGCGACCAGGAAATCCGCCTTGGCGGCGTTGGCGTAGCGATTTTGGGCATCGCTGTTGGCAAACAAGGCATTGTAGACGGTGTCGGTCGCATAGGCGAATTCGCCCAGCGAAGGGATCATCGACACGCCCTTCAACAGCTCTTCAAGCTGCGGACGGTCGCGACGCGGCCGCCGAATGGTTTCCACCGAGATCATCGGAATGCGATTGCCGAATTGCTCCAGCGGCAGCTCTTCGAAGACGATGTAGGCCAGTCCGCGGAACGCCGGCACCCTGCCGGCGCCCTCGACCGCTTCGATCTTCGGATCGGGTCCCTGAGCCTCGTCGCCATAGTACAGCCGCCAGGTCAGCTTGGAGACGTCGAGCCGGTTGCCATCCGCCCAGATCGCGCCGATGCCCATGATCGGGCCTTCGCACAGCCCGACAGCGATCGATATGTAGTAACTGTACGTTGTCGTGGTCGTCTGCTGGCTTGGCGTGCCGCCCTTGCCACCGCCGACCGTCTCCGAGCTGGCCACTTCGCGAAACCGGCTCGCCCAGATCAGCTGCGTATCGAGTCGCATCCGGCCGAACGTCCGCAGCACCGCCTCACCCTCGGAGGCCTTCATCACCGACAGTTTTTCGAGGCGCGGGCCCTCGGCCCGGTTTTCCTTGGTGCCGGCAATCGCGCGGTCGATCAGGCTGCCGGCGAGCGTGCCAAGCAGCCCGCCCACCGGACCGCCGAATGCCCAGCCGACCAATCCCAGGCTCAGCGCCGCCATCGCTCACTCCGCATACGGAAAGCGGAACGCATAGGCCGTCCGCCGGCGCCACGCGTCCGGCAGCGCGCACTCCTGAACCGCATGTCGATCGTAAGCGTGGACGATCCGCCCGGGCTCGACCAGGATCGCCGCGTGCTTGGCCGGGCCACGATCGCGCACGCGGATCAGGATCACATCTCCGGGCATCGCCGCGGCGACATCGATCTCGATCAGATGCCGGCGCGCCGCATCGCGCAGGGTTTCCTCGCCGCTCTCCTCGGCCCAGCTCTGGCCGTAGGCCGGCGGGATCTCCGGCTCGTGGCCGTACAGCGCCCGCCATACGCCCCGCACCAGTCCGAGACAGTCGGCGCCCGATCCCTTGCACGAGGCTTGGTGAACATAGGGCGTACCAATCCATCCGCGCGCTTCCGCGACGATGCGGTCTCTGATGGCAGCGCCGGCAATCACTTCTCGCTCTGCCACTGCGAGCCTCCTCCCTTGTCATTGCCGGTCCTGCCTGGGTACGAGGTCAGAATGTCGTTGCCGGGCAGGAATGGAAAACCGCGGAAGTTTGCGATGTTGCCGAACTTGGCGGCACAGCTCTCGGTGCTCTTGTCGCAGCCGGCGGCGACGTTGAAGGCGTCGCCCGGCGCGATGTCGTAAGGCATCGTCTCCCAAAGGGTGAACGATGTGTGGACGTCGTCGCGGGTATGAAACTTGACCTCCATCGCGGCGCCGCGGTTCTCGCCCGAGATCCACACCAATCGGCCGCGGTCAAATCGGCCTTCGGCGAAGCCCGTCAAGCCGCTTGCCAGGAATGTGCTGTTCGACGTCGCTGCCGTCACGGTCCCGGCGCCGGTGTTCGCCGGTGAGCCGAGATCAACGCCGCAGCGATCATCGCCAAGGTCGGCATCGCAGCAGCGTTGATACAACCGGCCCACTGGTTGGTTGAGCGCATGGGACAGTCCGCGCATCTCACACGTGAAACCGGTGCGGCCGCGAGATACTTCGCCGATCGAGCCAGCGAAGAGGATGTCGCGATTCTCCGGCGCGCTCCAGTCGACCACGAACAGCGTCAGCGCGGCATTGTCGTACAGCCCGCCAGCCAGATCGGCTTCGTTCAGGTGATCACTCTGCAGCGCGCCGGAGATATCGGTGGTGTCGATATTCAGTGCTCCGGTCGCGTTGATGGCCGACGCCGTCATGCCGGCTTCGGCCTCGTAGGTCACGCCATCGAAGGCCAGGTCGCGGTCGTGGTCGGTAAAGCCCAGCACCAGGCCGTCGACGCGTTGCAGTCGCCAGCACCGGCACAGCGTAGTCACCCCCGACAGCAGCGACGCCTCAAGGTCCGGCGGCAGAATCTTCACAGCCGTAGCTCCTTGAGTGGGATCGAAGGTATATCACCGATCGGACCGCGGATCTGTGTCTGGTCGAGGCGGCTATCGAACCGCACCGGCACGTGAAACTGGCCGCCCCATGTCAGCACTGCACCGGCGGGCGGCGCCGATCCGAACGTCACCACGCCGGACGCCAGGTCGACCACAAAACCGCTGAAGATCTGCGTGCCGTCGATGGCGATCAGGATCGAGCCGTAAGGCTTGGTGATGCGACGGTCGAAATGGTGCCCGGCGAACCGATAGCGCTTGCTCAGCGCAAAGCTGGTCGTCGTGCCGTCGCCGCCACCAAGGGCCTGGTCGATTGCGCGCGGCATCTGCTGCGGTGAGCAGGACCGGTAGTCGCTCCAATCCATCAGCCTGAAGCCGCGGAGCCGTCCCATCGCGACATGATACAGCGACAGGATTTCGTAGAGTTCGTCCAGTTTTCGAACACCGTACTTAGCGTCGTAGGTGCGCAGCGGCGCGCTCCAGCTGGTGTTGCGCTGCTCGGCCCCGGAGCCGAGCGTCACGATCTCGGCCGGCCAATCCGGACCGCCGGCCGATCCGTGCGAGATGTGAACCGGAAAGATGACGTCATCCATGAAGGAAGTATCCGCCATCAGCTGTACCGCTGCGCGCGCAAGATGGTGCGATTGACGCCGCGCATCATCGTGGCGCGATCTTCCGCGAAGGAGCGCGGATCGGGCGTCGAAATATAAAGATTCGTGACGTGGGCCGCACCTGGCTGGCGATCGGGCGCGGCTGATTGCTGCGGCGGTGTCGCGTTTGATCCGAGTGCGGCGAGAAACGGCGGTGCAATGCCGACATAGCCGCCGCCCGCGTAGCCCGGAAGCCGATTTTCGTTGATCGCCTTCAACAGCGGGTAGTGCCGCGCGGTCGACGCCGCGTTGATCACGAATTCCCGGCCGTGAACAAGACCCGCCACCGCAGTGGTCGGCATGTCGCCGGTGTAACCGCCGATCGCGAACAGTCCACCTGTCCCCGTCAACGACAGACCAGTGCCGGACGACGATCCGCCGAACAGGCTCCGCAGTACGCCACCGAGACCGCCGAGCGATCCTCCGAACAGACCACCCGAGCCGCCCAGCAGCGAGCCGAACAGGTTCGAGATCAGGTTGTCCAGAGCTTTACTGGCGAGTTTGTCGACCAGTCGATTGATGGCGTTCTCACCGGCCTTCTGGAAGGCTTCCCAAGCCGTCGCGCCGCTGCGCAGTTCGGCGCGGAAATCGGCGAGTGCGCCGGTAGCAATCTCAGTCGTGGTCGCCTTCAGCTCCTTCATGGCTTCGTTGAAGCGGATCGTCCCGGCGATCGCGCTGTCCATCTGGGCCGTCACGTCGGTGCCGTAGACGCCGCGTAACCGATCCGCCACCACCGCGTCAGTCGAGCTGCGACCGAGTTGGCTCGCTTCGAACGCGAGGTCGGACTGCAACCGCAATTCGGCAGCTTTCTGCGCCGCTGCGCCCATGCGCTCGGCCAGCTTTGTAATTCGTTCGGTGAGCTCGGATGTGACGCCGCTGCCTGAGCGCTGCGCGGCATCGAGCAGAACGGTTTCGGCGCGCAACCGCGCGGTCTCGCCGACGGACTTTCCAGCGGCCAGCGCCTCGGCCTCCTGCGCGGCGGTCTGGCGCTCGAAGGCCTTGATCAGCCGCTCGATCTCGCCGACGGCGTCGCCGCCGGTCTGGTCCCCGAGGCCGATGCGGCGGCGATCCTCGGGGCGCGGCTTGCCGTCGAGCAGGCGGCGGGCCGCTTCGTTCTGCTGGACGATCTTGTAGGCTTCGAACGCCTCCTTGCCGAGATCAACCACCGTGCCAGCGGCCTTGCGCAGCGCTGGATCGAGCAGCGCGATGCGCGCGACCTCGTCCATGAACGCCTTGACGTCAGGCGTTCCTGTTTTGAAGCCGTCCTGCAGCTTGAACAGCGCATCCTCGAACGCGACAAACTCCGGCTTCACCTGCTTGACCCCGGACAGGAAGTCGCCGATGTCGCCGAACGTGGTGGCGTTGGATATCATTTTGCCGACGCTGGTCTGCAGGGCGGCGGCATCCTTGATGACCTGCAGCTCCAGCTGAAGCCTGGTGAAGTCCTTACTTTGCTCGAAGAATTCGCCGGCGGTCCGGCCGGCGTCCCGATAGGCATCGCGCACCACGCCGATCAAACGGCCGTGCTCGTCCAATCGCTTCTGCGCGTTCTCGTTACCGGCACTGACGACGTTGAACAAAACCTGAGCCGCGGTGATCGCGAGGCCGATCCAACCCGTCAGGACCGGAATGGTGCCGGACGCCTTGCCGACATCGACGAGGCCCTTGGCGAGCGTTGCCGCGCCACCCGCGGCCTTGGTGAAAGCGCTCGCCGAACCTCCGGCGTTTTCGGCAAGATGGCTGAGCTTCTCGGCAAGCTCGACTGACTGATTGATGACGTTGTCGTTTGCCGCGTGATGCTTGTTGGCCTCCTCGCTGGACCTCGCGAGCGCGCCTGCCGCACGCTTGAAGCTCTCTTCAATCGATCTATTGGTGGCCTCGGTTTGCTTGCCAAGATCGGAAATTGCACGAGACGCAGCGACGGCGGCCTGTTCGGCGCCCTTGGCATCGCCGTCGATTTGTAACGAAACCCGCATGTTCAATCGTTACTCTCGTTCAATGCGGTGCACGCCTCCGCTTCCATGACCCGCAGCCCCGCCCATAGCGCGGGCGTCACCGCGATGGCCTCGGCGTCGAGTCCGGCGCGAGCGGCGGTGTAGTCCAGCCCGACGAAAACCGCGCGCGCCGGCGCGTCGCCGCCGCCAACCGAGACGACGCGCCATTGCGTGGCCACCGCGCAGAATGCTTTGACCGTGTCCCAGTTCTCCGGCCATACGCCGTCGGTCTCGTTCGAGGCTTCGAACTGCGCGCAGGCTCCGGCCAGCGCGTCGAGCAGCTGCGCGAGTGACGTGTCGTTCAGTCCGAGCGCGCGAGCTTCGTCCATTGCAGCGGCGGCCTCGGCGTCGATCGTTCGGGCCGCGGCAGGCGCACCCTTGGCCCAGCGCCGCGCGGCCCATCTCAGTTTCCCGCTTGCGCATCGCCATTGACCGCCGCGAAGTACGCCGTCGCAATCGCCTGCCGCACGTGGCCCAACCGCAGCACAGCGTCGCGCAACTCGGTGCTGTAGGGCAGCGGCCTGTCGTCGACATCTGTGAGATCGTCGAGCCGACGGACGATCGCTTTCAGGAAGGCGGTGGTGCCGTCCGCCGTTTTCAGATCGAAACGAGCGACCGCGTCGATGTCGAGATAGTTGAAGCTGACCTTGAGGGTTTCCTTGACGTGACCGCCATCGGCCGGTGTCAGCACCGTGACGTCGCGAGAGAAGATGCGGTCGGCGGCGACCTTGAACATGCGAGCCTCCTTGTCAGGTCAGCGTGATCGAAAACTGGTCGTTGCCGGATGCCGGCAGCGGCGTCAGCGTCAAGGGTCGCTCGGCAACGCCCTGGTTATTCTGATAGCCGGTCGGACGTCGGACTTGGCAAGCCGGCGTCGACACCGTGACGATGTTGCCGGCGGCGACGCCGTGTACGATGGTCGACGATGTCAGCGTCTGGGCGTTAGCCAGCACGTGCGGGTCGAACACCGACAGCGGGGTGACTTCGACCACGACATCGAGCGTTTCAGCCCGGTCGGTGATCAGGATCGACTCCTGACCCATCAGCAGCCGGGGCTCGACCTTGTTGCCGAACTTCAGGCTCCAGCTGCGCAGCACCAACGGCACCGCATCGATGGTGAAGGACGGTGTGTTGGCGGCGCTCGCGACCAAGGGCTTCTTGAAGGCCGTCAATGACGGAGTCGGCCGAGCGACATCGGTCGGCGCCACCCAAAGGCCGGTAAAGGTCCAGCGGATCGCCGGCACCCCTTGAGCGTCGATGCTGAGTGTGGCGTCGCCGCGGGCGCCTTTCAGCGCGTGCAAGGTGCCGCCGAGCCAGAACTTAATGGTCAAGCTCTCCATCGCTTCGGAGATCGGCGAGTAAGCGACCGAGACACCGGTCGAAATCACCTCGGCACAGCCGCAGCCTCGCAGCAATGGTCCCCAAGCCGGCGCGCTGCCGGCGGCGCCGGAGCCCGCCAGCTCGGTCGAGAACTCAATAATGGTGTGCAGACCAGTCGGGATTGTCGCCTGGCCACCGAGATAGTGCTGGATGAGGTCGCGCGAGACGTCCTGGCCTTCCATCGGCCGGATCGTGACGTCCTTGGCCAGGATCGCGTTGGCGGCACCGGTCAAAGTCGGGTCGACGCCGTAGCTGGATTCGAGCTTGGCCAGCAACACTTTTAAGCGGAAGAAGACGGGATCGACCATGGGTTCACTTCTCCGCCTTGCTGCGCTTCAAAGGCTGCGACGAGGCGCTCGCGGGTTCGGGTTGAACCGCCGGCGGTTCGGCCCGCTTCAGCGAACCGTCGGGCTGCCGGATGTAGCTGCCGCCGCGCTGTGGTTGTTCGTCGCTCATCGCTCGATCCTCAACTGATCGACCAGCACGAAGTCGATCTGGTAGATCACCAGCCCTTTGTTCACCGAGACGAGACGGCCGCGGCTGGTCCGAAACACGCCGACGACGTGGTCCGGCGCCCAGCCGACCAGGGCGTCGATCACCTGATCCTTCAAGCCGTCGACCGCCGGCACGGCGCGCCGCGCCTTGGCGTCGCCGAGCGACTTCACGCACAGGATGACTCCGACAGATTCGGCGATCAGTTGCGTATGCAGCCCGGCTGCGGCGTCGCCGCCGCGATCGTCGAACCCCAGCGGCACGACGAAGGCGGCGACGTCACGCTGCGGCATCGCTCCCTCGGACATCAGCGCTGCAAGATCGGCGATGGTTTCGATGCGCTTGTGCAAGGCAGCGACCTCGGTATCGAGGCGATCGGCTACACTTTCGATCAGCGTCGTCATTGCGGCGCTCCGGTTTGCTCGCCGCCGATCCAGTCGTCGGCGAGTCGCAGGATCTCGCGCGTGTCTTCGTCATCGAGACCAAGAAATGGCCGCGCCGGCATGTGAACGGTGCGAGCGCCGATCTCCGCCTTTCGGGCACGATCGGCCTTGCTTGGTGGAGCGAAGCGGCTTTGGCCGGTGCGCTTGTTGGTCTTGAAATGCAGCACGGCGGTCCGCGGCTGTTGATGGATGTCACCGCCGAATTGATGGATCGCCGCATAGACGACGTTGCTGCCAACCTCGACGCCCGTCGCCTTCGCCACGTAGCTGATCGAACGCATCAGCCGCGCCGTCAGCACCAGGGTCAATCCGCCTTCGTGCTGGACTCGCAACGACGGCGGCCACGGCGAACCGGTGGGTGCAACCGAAGTTTCGAAGCGGTGCTGCGTCGAGGTGACCAGCGACATGCCGATCTGTTCGAACAGCCCTTGTGGATCGCGCGCCCGTGCGACATAGCCGCCGAGCTCGGCCAGCGCCGCCTCGGTCTCGATCAGCTCGACACGAAAGCTGGCGCCGCTCATCAGATGAAGCCCCTGAGATTGTCGGCGGTCAGTGGGCGATCGCGGTCGGTGATGCGGACGCCGTGAGCGCCGCTCGCGGCCGGCTCGGCGCCGGCCACGTCGAGCTGCACGGTGCCGCTGGAAATCAGATTCAAGGTCTTCAGCGCGTCGACATAATCCGACTTGATCTTGTCGCTGACGGTGTCGCGATGCAGCTTGTAGACGGCGATGGCCTGGGCGAGATCGCGCAGCAATGGCGGAACGGTCGGCAGCGGCAAGGCATAGCGGCTCTTGAGATAGCCGTCGATTGCCGCGTCGGTGTCGGCCAGCGCGCGTGCCACCACCGCTGCGTCGATTGCGCCGACCGGCGGATCGGCGCGATCGGTCAGATCAATCAGCATCGCACCGCCGTAACGTTCGACCAGGTCGGCCTGGCTGGTGTAACTCATCGCCGCGCTCCGATGCATTCAACGGAGGCGCGGATGCGTGGAGCGGCCTCGCCGGGCCCCGTCGAAGCCGGACCGGCCGGAGGTTCGCGCAGATGATCGAGCAGCCCGTCGAGAAAGCCCAGCGCGCCGCTGAAGATCTGCCCTTCGGCAACGTCGTCGAGGTCGGATTTGGCGATCTGGTCGACGATCGCGCGCAGACTGCCGCCCCGCGCAAACGCGGCGCGGCCCTCCTGGTAGCTGGCATCGTCGATCTGCAATGGCTGATGAACAGGCATAAGGTCCTCGCGTGACATAGCCCGGATAGCAGCGCCGGTCGGCGCCGTCGGCTCGCGGAAGCTCAGGAATTAGTGGCGAGCGGATTGACCTCGTGACTCTCCGCCGCCAACGCCGCGGGCACATAGAGCTGCACGATCAGTTCGGTGTCGGCGACGAGCGCGTCGAAGTTCTCCGACGACAAAGCCGCGAGTGGAATGACGCTACGTTCGCGCGTGAACACGCGCCTGATGCGGCGCCGGCCGCGGTCTGATTTGCTCCGGATCTGCAACTCGCCAGCAGCAAGGATTGCTGGGCTCAGCGCTGCTGGGGATGCCGGCAGCGGAACGGCCACCATTTGGACGATCGACGTTGCGGCGGATTGTGGGGCGAGAACGCTCCCCGACGCGGCTGCGACCGCATTGGCGACGAGATCCGGCGCGGGCATCGGGTCCGCCAAAACTGCTGGCGTACCCGCAGCTGACAGATCCACGGCTGGCGGCTCCGCGGATTGCACGGCCGCGCCGACTGCGGCCTGCGCGGGCGCGTCGGGTGCCGACGCGGCGCCCTTCGGTTTGTCGAGTTTGGTGCGGGCCATTGCGGACCTCACGCCAGCCAGGGCACGACCAGCAACTCGGCGGTGCCCTTCCATTCGTTGGTGACGCCGCCGCTGCCATATTCAGAGTTGAGCAGTTTGCGGCCGGCGCTCTCGTTCGCCGGGCCGACCACCAGGAGATTTGGCATCAGCCCGAGCGGCTGGCCGTGGTCGCCTTTCATGCCGCTAATCGCTGCGCGCGCGGTGGCGTAGTGCGCGGCGTCGAGCGCCTGCTTGGAGCCCCAGCAGAATTGCCAGAATCCGAAGCCGACATTGCCGCGGGCGTCCGCACCGTGCACGAATGTCTTGTTGAAAAATACGTTGTCGTCGTCGGGCTTGTCCTTCGACACGAACTCGAACGCCTTGCGCTTCTGAAAGATGATCGGCTTCAGTGCGCGCGACGCATCCATCAGAAACCACGGTGCACCGGAGCCGCCGTCGGTGTTGGCGACCGATTGCGGCCGGCCCTGGTCGTCAAGCACCGGATGGTCGGTGTCGAAATAATTCTGGCCATCGTAGCAGATCGTCGAGAAGCCGGCCTTCAGCAGCGAAAAGCACAGCGTGTCGGGATGCGCCGCGGTGGACCGGCCCAATTCCTCGAACAGCGGCGTGTAGATGCCGAGATTGTCGTCCTCGATGTCGTCGCGGTCGACTTCGACGGTGATCTCGAACGCCTTGTTCCTGATGGCGTAGTCGTGCTGCTCAAGGTTGTGCAGCATGCGCGGGCCGATCCATTCCCGGACCTGCGGGATCTTGCCCAGCCAACCGTATTTCTCCTCCTTGGCGGTCGACGGAACCTCGGTGGCGATGCGCGCATAGGACGAGCTCGCCATACCAAGGCCGCGCTGAAACGAGGTCTTGAAGCCGACGCGCAGCGCGTCGAGATTGGCACGATTGATCAGCATCGGCGGATTTCCTCAGGAGCTGGATTCGGGAGACGCGGTCAGTCGAGCTCGATTTCGAACAGTGCGTTGGCGGCAGTGGCGGTGGCGTTGCTGCCGCCGACGGTCAGCGACAGCTCGTCGCCCACGGCGACGATGTTGGCTGCACTCGGCTCGGCGCTGTCCTTGTCGCCGGCCGCGGAGCCGGCTTGCGTGATGGTGACAACGCCGCCGGTGATCGGCACGCCGTTGATCTTGGCGGTGAGCGTGGCGTCGCCGGTGCTCAGCGCGCCCTCGATCACCGACCAGATCCGGACGACCCGTCCGGTCTGGATCGACAGCTGGCGATAGACATTGGCGCCGACCAGCGTCGCGACGCGCAGCGGCACCGCGACGCGGCGGCCCGCCAGATGCGCGGCAAGATCAGCGTCGTCGAGACTGACCCAGACGCCGAGCGCGTCGACGCCGGCGATAACGCCGGCCGGCGAGCGGGTGCTGCCACCATGGGTTCTGGCGACGGTCTGATCGTCGACCGCGTAGCAGATCCGACCGATGTCCACAGCGGTGATCTCGTCGGCCGCTGCCGAATTGGCAAAGCGGAACACCCCGGTGGAGAATTGGATCGACTGATCGCCGGCGCTTCCTGCGGCGTTGTCGACCTGCTGCTCGGCGCGGCCGCAGCCGCGTAGTCCGAGCGCCGTCTGACCCTTGGTGACAAAGCCGGCGGCGTCGCGCATCACAAGGGCGCCGGCGTAAATCTTCACCGCGGCGGCAAGCCCGGATCGGGTGCGCCCTTCGATCCGGGGCGTGTTTCGGTCGGCGGTCAAGGCCGTCATCGTGGTCTCCTGTTCGCGGCGTGGCCGCGCGGTTGATGGGCGCGCTCAGTCCGCGCGTTCGGCGGCCAGCGTCTTGGCGTAATCTTCGGCGGCGATACCAAGCAGCCGGGCGGCGGTGATGTGTTCGGCGTTGAGTTGCAGCTTGCCGTCGCCGGCGTCGGGCGGGACCTGCAGCGCGCCGGAGGCGCCGAGCGTCGGCAGCGCGCCGATCTCCTTCTCGACCCGTGCCGGATCGGCCTGGTGCATCTCGATGTAATGCTCGCGCAGCGCCTTGACGCCGACTCGCCCTCTGGCGATCTCGCCGTCGACGTAAGCGACCGCCTTATCCTTGGCGGTGGCACTCATCACCGTGTTGAGCCGGGTGGTGACATCCTTGAGCTCGGCCTGCAGACCGGCGATCACCGTGGATGATTCGGTCTGGCGCGCTGCGGCAAGTCCGGTCACGGCGGCGAGCACGGTCTGCGCGGTGGTCTCGGCGCCGTCCGGCATGCCGACGGCTCTGGCGATGGGAGCGAGGATCTGCGATGCCATCGCGACCTGATCGGGCGGCGTGGCGAGCGTCTTGATCTTGGCCAGCACCTCACTTTCACTCGCCGCTTCCGGCAGGCCGAGCAGTTGCCGCAGTTGCGCCAGCAGATCCATCGGAGTCGGCTCCTGTCGAGAGTTGAGCGCGGCCATGCCACGCAGATTGGGGGTGTTGGTGAGCGCGGCGCGCAGCAGACGCTGGACGTTGCCGGCGGCGTCGGTGGTGAACACCGGCGAGATGAAGCGATAGGCGTGGTCCGCCATCAGCGCGGCGCCCGGGGCGCTCCATTCGACCTTCGCCCAGATCCCGTCATCGCGAGCCTGCAGCTCCGTCATCCAGCCCCGCGCTGGCGAAGGGCCGCCGTTCGGCGCGGACAGATCGGTGGCGTGGTTCTCGTCAATCGGCAATCGCCCGCCGCTGTCGGCCAGGCTGTCAGCGGCGAGCGTGGCAAAGTCGGCGACGCGGAACGGCCCGCGCGCATCGACGGTCGAAATCACCCCGCTTTGCCCACGCGGCAGCAGCATTACCCAGTCGGGGGCGGCGTTCGCACGATCGAACCCGATCGGGACGCCGGCGCCGCAGGCGATGAGGTGATGGATTGCGATTTGCCCTGACATGCGGGCAGTTTGGCGGGAGCGCGCGGGATGCGTAAGACTGACAGGTGTCAGTACGAAAGCACTTGCCCCGCGCGAGCGCGATTGAAAAGACTTCTATTTGCTTAACGTGTCCCGAGCCGTGCGGGATCTTCGATCCAGGCGAGGATTTTTCGGATGAACTCCCAAACGTCGCCTGCGGCGGGCGTGACATAAGAAGCCGAACTGGGATCGCCACCTAACCGTTCCAGCATGGCGACAGTCCAATCGGTTTTCTTTCCAGCGACACCGAGTTGTGGCAGCCAATTCTCCAGCTCGCCCCCTCTCACCGGAAATACGCCAAAGCGTTCGAGATTATCGAATAACTGACAGGCTGCGATTTGCTCATCTGCACCGAGAAGGTTGATGCCCCCATCGGTTTTCATGTTTTTTCCAGTGGCCTTGAACGCCTCATTAATTGCAGCTCGTTGTTGGCCATATCCGACGTGAAGAGCACTTGGTATCTGCGAGCTCTTGAGCCAGTCGCCCCAAGTACTCCCGCCGTCTTTCACAAAATCAAGATCAACTATCGCTGCAGCAGGAACGCCGAACTGACGAAGCGGCCCAACAATATCCCTGATCGTCTGCTTATTCTGCGCGTTGATGAATAATACGGAAGGGCAGCGCGGGTTTGCCTCCGAGATGCGGTGATAGATCTCCGCATAGAATGCGCGATCGTTGTCAGACTCGGTAACAACCACACCGTCGTGGAAGAGGCCGGAGACAACGTTAGCGCTCCGCATCAACGGCCGCTTGAAGAGCAACGATAGCGCTTGTGAGTCAATGATCCGCCCCCGCGATTTTCCTTGACTATATTCGAGGCGAACCACGCGCACCGATGCTGATGCTTGTATGCACCCCATCAAAAAGTCTGCGCTATGTGTCGAAGCCATCAACACTCCGCCTCTTTCTGCTGAAAGTGCCGCCAGATTTTTACCTAGCTTGCGTGCAAGTGGCGGGTGTAAAAACGCCTCTGGTTCGTCGATCAACACGGTGTGAAAATCACCTGCCAACACAGCGGTCACGATTCCCGTGAACGCTTGCACACCGTCACTAGCATTTTGGATGTGGATCGCCTTGGCATAAAATTGTCTCGCTTCAGCATTTAGTGACTGCTCATCCCCCGGCGGGGGCTCGCTAGCTAGGCGGATGCGCAACTGTCCTAGGCTCGTCGGATCGACTACAAAAGTTAACCCGAAAGCATCTTCAATGAGCGTCCGAACCTTGCGGCGACGAGCGTCATCTTGAAAAAGGTGAGCCAATACATTGCTGGGCGCCTGTAAGAGATCGCCACCCTCGCGATCGTTCGTTAGGTTGAACCTGGAGCGGCCATCGAGGCGGATAACGCCCCACCGCAACCATTGCGTGACCAACCAATTTTTGTCGCTTCTATTGTTTACTATCTGCAGGGTGGTGTTCTCGTCGAACATCTCCGTTTCAAGCTGGCCGCCCGAATTAATCCAGCGGATTACATACCGGCCCAGCGGGATATCTCGCGGCCCGGAAATCTTCGCTCTTTCGATTGCTTGTTTCACCGTTTCAATCGTTGGCCATTCAACCTCGTAGTCTCTCAGAATAAGCGTTCCTCTCGGAAACGGATGCTCACGAAAGGCGCGCTCTACCTCGCGCAGCACCAGGCTCTTTCCCGAATTGTTAGGCCCTACAAAGAGCGTGATGCCCTCAACGGGAAGCACGAGCTCACCGGTCTCAGTAAATTGAAGCTTTATCGATTTCAGCATTTAATTCTCTTCCTAAGCGAATTTTTGTCGTCGGCAAATCTAGCAGCTGAGTGCGGCTCGTCAGTCATTCTTTTGACCGCGAGCCACAACCATCAAAACTTCATTCGGTAACGGGCGCTGTAGCGCCGACGCCTCGGCCCACGGCGCGCGCATCCAGACATCGAACTCCTCGGCTGTGGTCAGGATCACCGGCATCGCCTTTGGATGCACGGGCGCCACGACGTCGTTCGGCTCGGTGGTAAGGAAGCCGAACAGCCGGTGCGTGCCTTCGACAGGATTGGCCTTGGTGCCGCGGGTGCCGCTCCACTCCGTCCAAACGCCCGCGAAGGCGAGCAACGGCCGGCTGTCGTCGAGCGCGAACCAGGTCGGCGTCTTCTTCGGCTTGGTGTCGGCGTATTCGCAGAACGAACTGAACGGCACTAGGCAGCGGCTTTCGGGTTTGAGCCAGCGCCGCCAGTGCGGCGACTTGGTGTTGCGGATGTTGGTGATGGGCGCGCCGCCAAATTGCGGCGGTCCGGGCATCCCCCACCGCATCATCGTCAGCTCTCGGTCGTCGTCAGGCCCGCGCACCACGGGTGCGAGGCCATCCGGAAACACCGCCGGTAGCGGCGGCAGATTGCCGGTGCTGTCCCGCATCACCCGGAACAGCTGCCGAATCGCATCCTGATTCTTGCTAATGCTGTAGAGATTGCACATTGGCGCGCGAGCTCTTGGGCGTGGAACAGGTCGAGGCATCCAATCCTAGTGGCATTGCCTAGCTTGGCAAGGCGCGCTTGATGACAGGATGGGGACCAAGTCACGCGAGGCGATCTTCGGCGGCCGCTTGCACGGTGCGCGGATCCGCGCCCGCGCCGCGCGCGAGGAAGTGGTTCTGGCGGTGCGCAAGGCCGACCGCGCCGAGGCCGAACAGTGGTCGCTTCAACTGCAAACCTACGGTGGCCCGGCTCAGCCATCTCCGACCATTGGCCAATGTCTCAACGGCGGCCTTGGTTGGCTTGAGGTCGAGTGCCTGCGCTGCCGTACCCAGGCCAGCCTGCCGCTCGACGCCATCCGCAGGACCCGCGACACGCCAATCTGGAAGCTTGAAGCCTCGCTCCGCTGCCGCAACTGCGCGACGCGGCGCTATCGGCCACCTGTAAAGTTGGTGAAGTTGACGGCAGAGCGGGAGATCGAGCGATACGCTTTGGATAGGCTGTAGCGGACGCGATGAGGCAGCTCGAGCTCTGGAACCATCGCGGCGGCCTGCGTGGACCAGATTCAATTCAGTCAGCATACAAAAGTCGAACTGCGCGACGCTGACTGGATAGTGAGAGGTTCGGTCGGAATTCTCCGAAACCAGACTCAATCAGTTCATTTTGTCCGAACATCGTCCCCTAAAAGTCCGCGATTTTTAGCTCGACAATGAGACAGAGAAGATTGTTTCTCTAAATCATGTAACAATCAACGTCGGAGATTATTCCCGTTGACGGCCGCTGATGACCCGGACACCACCGTTTGATTGAGGTTTCCGACAATAGTGCCAATCGCTGCCACCCTGGCGGCTGTTCAAGCTAAAGGGGATTTGAGCGATGCAATCTAATACACGACATTTCGACGCTTTATTTGATCATCTCGAAGCAGCCGCCGCGATTGCCACACTTCTGAATCTTAAGCATCTCCGCTATATCCTATCGATGGCAACGATCGAGTCGACTGAGCGCTTTGTCGAACTTTCAGGAGTCTCTGTGACAGACCTCTCAAGTTCGACAGAGGCCTCGCAGCGCGGCTAGATGGCTCGGATCGACCGTTTCCATAAGGCCGATGAGGGCTTTAGTTGCCGCTTTACTTTCCTCAAGTGTCATCGATGAAAAGCCAATGAGATCGTCAAGACTGTCAGAATGTGATTCGAGCTGAACGAGACGCTCCAGCGCGCTCACTCGTTCGCCATCAAGTTTATGAAAGTCTTTTCTAAGCCGTTCCATTTTAGATGAAAATCCGTCGCTGCCCGGACAGCGGAAAGCGAGGAATACGTCCAAAACCCGCCGCAGAACGTTTGGCATCATATAAGCATACTCGTAGTCCGCGTCGCTGCTCGCCTCAAACTTGAGGACGTGGTCTACAAGATAGTGGTACTCCGAGTCATACTCGCGGAGTAATCTTGACATCTCTACAATTGTGGTGGCCCGCGTTTCTGTACCAGGCGTAAGTCTAACGTCGAGAAATAGAAAGCATGCGGAAGGCAAAGTTGCTTTGTTGCGCGGCCGATGGAAACGGCTCCATGCCTTCTTGAATTCGTTCATGCAATTCTGATTGTGGGTCATAACAAAAACTTGCGCAGCTTGCCCCAGTCGACTGATAAGCAGTGCGCAGGCGTAGTTAAGGGCTTTGCTATCCAAACTTGAAATCGGATCGTCCACAACGACTATGCAATCTTGTATTGACAGTCCGTCGGATTCGAGCGTGGACAGGAAATAACATATCGCGATTGCTGTCTTCTCGCCTTCACTAGGGCTGCCTTCAATTGGACGGCCTCGTCGATGAATTTCGTATCCATTGTCTACGCTGACAATCGACAGTTCCTTGTGGCCAAGATATGCTTCGATTAGTCGATTAATCTTTTCAGCTGCTCGCCCGTGCTCTTTAACGCGGATGCTCAATTCCCGCACCTTTGACTGAATATCCTCCAACGCAATCTTTGCAGCTTTGAATTCGTTTGCTGCGCTAGTCGCTTCGCTGAGGAGTTCGTCATAGCGAGCTTTGTTCTTGAACAAGTGGTCCCTGCGCAGTGCTAGTTGCGCTTCTTCCTGTCGCTTTAAGAAGCTTTCGCATGCCTCATTGTGCTTGTCGATTTGAAGGTTCAATACGCCAAACCAGGATTCGATCAGACTGAAAGCTCTGTCAGCTCGATCTATGACGGATGCGCAATCCTCAGGGTCAGGCATCAAGGTGGGTCTGGCCAGTTTTTCTTCAATGTCAGATATTGCTGTGTCAAAAACTTCTGCAATTGCAGCCGAGAGCGCATCCTTGATCGAATTGGAAGCCTTGTCGTAAGCTTCACGTCGATCCGCTATGATGTCCTTGGGGGACGGAATTGCCAAAGCTAATTGCTGAAAGTAAATCCGTTCCTTTTCGAACGTTTGCTTTGCTGCGGTGAGCGCGTTTTGAAATTGTGCGAAACCCTCGTCTAAGGCGCTTGCCAATAGTTCTTTTCGTTTGGCCGATAGCGGACCGCCGCACAGCAGACACTCGTTAAGATCGTGGTCCCCGTGGTACTCCGCCCCTTCGTGCACCCAACGTAACATTTCCGAATGTGTCTCTAATTCGGGAATTATCGTGAGACTGGGCGTCTCCTGCATCAAGCTTCCTGTCTTCAGAAGAACGTCGCGTATTGATGCCGTGTCGAAGTCCAGTTTCAGAAGTGCCGGCATCGCCTCTTCGCGCCGGCAGACCTCCCTTACCGCCGACAGAATCGTCTCGTCGAGCAACGATTTCGCGTCAAGTTCGAGTGTCGCATAGTCCGTGGTTAGTTGTGGAGCTTCGTATTTTCGGTTCGTGAGGCGGATTTCCTGAGCAATCGTTCGAGCCAAATCGCGCTTGAATGCGGATATTTGTCTTTCGCTCGTAGCGACCAGCCGCTCGGCGCCTGCCAATCGCTCTTTGGCCGCGGGGATGGCTGCCTCAGCCGCTCTCAGCCCTTCGGCCGCTTCGGCCTGTTCTTCGCCAATATAGAAGACAGGCCGAGCTTTCCCAGCGGACCATTGGAGGTTGAGATTGACAAAATCCTCATTGAACACTGCCAAGCGAATACCCGATGCGCTCGCTGTCCCGATGCGGAGCGTCTGTCCGGTATCCGTGACGAGTTCAATCTCGCATCGATTGGGCAGCAGGTCGCGGCTTGACGTTGACTGAATCGCCGAGAGGCACCGCGAGAGCGTGCTCTTGCCTGAGCCATTGAACCCATAAATAAGATTGAACTTCTTGAAATCGATGCTCGGCGTTTTGGAGGTTCGGGCGGCTAAAATGCCCGCGTTCTGTAGCCTCGAAATATTTCTGATAAGCATGTCGAATCCATTTCTGGTGATCTAATAGCCAAACACGAAACCGGACTAGCGACAATCTAGCCAATTTTCCGCGGAGTAGTCCGGATCTGCCCTTTTGATGCGACAGCGACATCCGGATATTCTCGCAGAGAGTGTGAGGCAGTGGGATGATCAGGGATTGGCTCAGATCATGGGTCGGTGTTTGGAGGGCGCGCTGGGCTCTACGCTTTTGGGCGAGCCGGGCCATAGTCGACAGGGATACCGATGACGAAATTGTCCGGTTGTTTCAGACGGCCGACCTTCTCGATCCGGATACCCTCGACCGCCTCACGACGCTGATCAATCAACAAGAAGCCGCGCCCACCGACGAATGGGCGGGCATCCCGCAAGAGCTGCTGGACGGCCGTCAGGAGCCTCAAATTGACCTTCAAACTATCTCGGCGGCCATTGATGCCTCCGATGGCAAAATCGTCCCGTTGCGCCCCGCGGGCGGCACGGCGCCGGGGAAGGATTAGCGGTATCAGGTGGCCAGGGCTTCCGGCATTGCACCCGGCCGGTAGGCGAAGCCCGGGTCGATGCCGTCCGGCACCTCGATCGTGCGCAGGCTGCCATCGGACAGACGTATGCTGCGCTCGACCATGACGATCTCCGGCGCGTCCGATACGGTCCAGCCGTAGCGGCCGAGATCGCGCTCGGACAGGCTCATCACCGTGCAATGGCAGAACCAGCCGTTCGGCGGATAGTGCGTCTGCCACCATGGATCGTCGACCGGCAGGATCAGCCCGTGCCAGGCCTGATGCTGCGGCCGCGGGTGCTTTTGGCCTTCGAGATGGACGTAGCGAAGGTATGGCCGCATCGTCTTGACCCGCTGGATCTGCTGCCAGCGGCCGGCCGCATAGGCGGTCGACATGTTGGTGTCGAAGATCACGCGCGATCGCCAGCCACGCGAGCCGCGATAGCTCCAGCCGTGATCGGCAACGATGCGGTCGAAGTCGGCGCGAAACTGCTCGATGCTGCGCCCGTCTGCGATGGCGTCGAGAACCGCATCGTGGAAGTCCGCGAGCAGCGCCTTCGTCTGTGCGCCGGCGACGGTGAAGCCGACCGAGTGTTCGGCCTCCCACAGATCGGTCCAGGTCGCGCTCGGCATGTCGATCTTGGCGCGCAGAAAGTCGATCGCCTCGACCGGATCGACATCGAACGGCAGCACTTCGGCGGACAGCTGTAGGCTGCCACCGCAACAGGCGCAGCTGCCTACACCGATCGGGGCACCGTGACGCCTAAGCACCGCCGATCTCCGCACGGCCGGTCAGGTTGGCGATCACCCGCGCCATCCGCATCATGCCGGCGAGATTTAGTTCGGCGATGCCGGGCTGCAGCTGCTGCAGCTCATGCCGAACCTGGTCCAACGTCTCGCAGCGCTCGATCACGCCGCGGATGTCGTCGATCAACGCATCGGACGCAGCGCCGGCGAATTGCTCCGCCTGATCCGACAGCGCCTTGACGGCGTCGGGCACGCGGCGGAGCTGCGCGGCATTGAGCTGCGGCGGTGCCGGTCGCGACGGGAGGCCATACGATGGATCGAACGGCGCGCTCTGCGCCGGCGCCGTCAGCAGCTCGGTCGGCTTGTCAGGCGTGCCGGGCGCCGGCAGCGGAATGCCGAGCAAATCGTTGGCCCAGCTCTTTTCGACCTGCAGCCCCATCGGGACCAGGCGGGTGATGCCATCGAGGATCTGCGCGACGTTCTTCTCGTCGGGCCGGCCGATCCGCAGTCGCGGATAGGCACGCTGTGGCCCGAATTCGAGCTGGATCCACGGCAGCACCAGATCGCGGTTGAGGATCGCCGAAAGCGCCTTAGCGTCGGCGCGCTCGATGTCCTCCTGGACCTGGCGGTGCTCCTGGCCGACGGCGTGACCGCCCGCGATCGCGTCGGTGGTGGCGGTCTGGCCGAGCACCGCCTTGGACATCTGTTGATCGAGCCAGTCGACGCGCTTGACGTAGAGATCTCCGGTGGCGTTGAAGCCCTCGTTGCGAATGAACTCGATCGCCATCGATTCCGGAATGATTGCCGCGCAGTCGCCGGCGATGTTGGCGACGGCGCGAAACAGCGTGTCCTTGTCGGCCGCGGTGGTGCCGGCCGGATACTTGCCGACGCGAACGGGCTGGCCGAACACCTGAGTGAAGATCGCCCAGTCGCGCAGCGTGAACGCCTTGAACATCCAAGACCAGGATGCGAGACGCGCCAGGCCCGAGCGCACCGGCAATCCGCTCTTGGCGCGGATCACCGCCGCGATGAATTTGCCGGGCGGTAGCTTGGTGTAGCCGGGCAGCGGCGACGGCGGCACCGCCGACAGCCAGCCATCCTGCGCGGCGTCGACGCGCAGCAGCGGCGTGACGCCGTCTTTGGGATCGAACCTGAACCAGCGCGGATCGCGCCACTCCAGCCGCGCCGGCTGCCATTGTCCCTCGCTGGTGTCCCAGACGATCTCGGTGAAGCTAATGCCCTTGCCGATGGCGTCGAGGATGTCGAACAACTCAAACTGCAGCTCGTCGCGGCCGAGCCAGCGTTCGATCAGCGCCGCCTGCGCCTTGGCTTCCGGCGTGTCGTCGGCGGCGTCGACCTGAATGTCGAGCTGCGAGACCGAACGCTTGCGGGTGGCCAAAATGCCGGCGTAGTGCGCGTCGCGCTCCTCGATCTGTTCGGCGAGCTCGAAATACGACAACGGCTCACCTTGATCGGCCTCGCGCAGCAACGCCGCCAGCCGACGCGGGTTGAGCCCGTCACCCGGATAGGCGGCGAATGGCGAGCGGATGCCGGACACCGTCGGGCCGGCGATCTCCGAGGTGAGCACACGGCGGATCGGTTCGCCGTCGGGGCCGTACAGCACAGGAGGTGTCGACATCGGGCGGTCTCCTCAGCTCACAGCGAACCGCGCAGCCGCGCGCCGAGCGGCGCACGCCACCACGTGTGAACGCCGTCGTCGTCAGGCGGGCCATCGTCATCGCGGATGTCGGGCCGCTCGTCGGCGCCGCGATAGTCGAACTCGACGATGCCCGACCGGGTCTGCGCATAGGCGAGCACCAGCGCGATGGCAAAGTCGCCATGGCGCTTGCCGCCTTCGATGCTCTTGGTGCGCAGGTCCGGAATCAGCGGGATGCCGCGCACCGTGCGCACGAGTGACAGGTCGTCGACCAGATCGGCGTGCTGCGGGATCAGGATCATGCCGTCCTCGAACGCCGTCTTCAGCGGCGGAAAGTTCTCCAAGTACCAGGCCGCCGTCAGATTGAGCTGCTCGACGCGCAGCGCGCCGTATTTCTGCGCGGCGACTTCGGCCAAATAGGCGCCGTTGCCGGTGGCGTCCATCTTGCCGCCGATGAAGCGCGGCAGCCGGTCGAGCACATAGAACAGCACCTGCTTCTGTTGCTCGAACGGAATGCCGAGCATTTCGACGGTGAACGGCACGGTGCGTTTCAGCGTCTTGCCGATGGCGATCGGCGCGATCACGCTCAAGTCGGATTTGCGGCCGAAGTCCTGGCCGAAGGCGTGCTGGCGATTGGGATCGAGCGCCTGCAACGGCGCGTCGAGCGTCTCCGCGCACCACGCGGCGATGTCCGCCTCGCGCACATCCTTCGGCAGGAAGGTGAACTCCGGCTTGCGCTGCAGCCGCAGCACCTTGAAGTCCCCGATCATCCGCGCCTCGATCAACGGCCGCGGCAGATATACGCCGCCGCCTTTGGACGGCACGCAAAACAGCTCCTCGTCAGCGTCGTCGCCGTAGGACGCAATGATGCCGGCGCGCCAGGCGGCCTCGGCTTCCGCCGACCATGGCTTGCCCTGCACCAGACAGATCCGCCGAAATAGCCCGTCGGCCAGCGCGTCGTCGAAGGTGATGCGCTCGACGTGGTACGGGTTGCGGCCGCCGCGGGCGTCGTCGATCAGCCGGGCGAAGGCGTTGTCGGCGCCGAGGTGGGTCGAGATCACCAGCACCTTGCCGCCCCACATCAGCAGCGCGATCGCCGCCTTCATCACGCCGGGGAGATCGTCGTGGAACGCCGCTTCGTCGATGATCACATAGCCTTGCCGGCCGCGCAGGCTGCGCGGCCGCGACGCCAGCGCGACGATCTCAAAGCCCGAGGCGAAGGCGATACGAAACGCCTGTATGTGCCGATCGGGATTGCCGTCGTCGAACAGAAATTCGTCGACCGACGGCGCTGCCTCATTGAAGCTGCGCGCCCACATTGCGCAGACGTCGATGAACTCGCGCGCCATATCGAGATTGTAGCCGATGTAAAACGTGTCCATGCCGCCGGCGGCGCGGGTCGCCGCCGAGGTCAGCACGGCGTCGCCGGCCACTGCCCAGGTCACGCCTATGCGCCGGCTCTTTTCGCAGAGTGTGATCTGGTGCATCGCCGTCGCGCCAAGCAACCGCTGCTGATAGCCGAGCAACACTTCCTCGATGCAGCCGTTGCCCACGAACAGTTTTTCAGCTGACACCATGCCGCCGCGCCGGACCTCGATCCATTCGGCTCTACTGATTATAGGAGCGTCAATCATTCGACTTTCCATTTATCGACAAGGCGCTCGGTAGGCAGCATAATCCGTCTATGAAAGGCATCGACCACACTAACGGGGTTCTTGTACTTGCCGGGCTCGCATGCGTTTGCTCGGTCGGATTTTCGGCCGGTATTCCATTGGTAATGGTCGAAAAAACTCCGCAGATTTCCGATTGGCTCGGGTTCGCTGGAAACGTCCTTGGCGGAGGAATAGCTCTCGTTGGCGCTGCGATCGCATGGAAGGCTGTCCAGGCACAAATCGAAACCCAGAAAGAGCAAATTGTGCTGAGCGCAGTGATTCGCGAGGCTGACAGAATCAAACGAGAGATCTCGGTGGTATACAAGTGTCAGGAGATCCTTCAAGAAGTCGGAACGCTTCTGCCTAGACCGGATGACCGGAGAGACCAAAGTACGCTGATTACTAAAGGTCTCAATTATCCCGAAGGATTTGACAAGATCGTTGATTGGGTTGCGAATAGATCCCGAGCAGACACCTCTGACCCTCACGTAACGGAAGTCGCGCTTAGACTGAGTAGGCTGGAGACCATGCTGCGCGCAGGCTCGCTGTTTGGAAATTCGAATTATCATGGCGAAATCGTGCAGGCAATGAACGGTATCGATGAGGCCGACAGTGAGTACACAAGCAAACTCAAGAACCTTCTCGTGCGAAGCGACCAGCTTGAACAGCGGATTTGCAGAACTGTCGATAGCCTCTGAACGCGTGGACTCTAGCTAATAACGTGACGATCTATTCCGAGGATCTTCGCTTTGATGGCGTCGATGGTTTCGGTGGTGAGGCCCTTGGCCTTTGCAATCTGGTCGACGGCCTTGGATGCCTTGGCTTTAAATTCGGCCTCGATCTTTCGCCGACCGTCGGCTGAAATCCGCTTCGCTTCCTCCGCATGCTTCAACGCCCGAGACGTCAGCATCAGCATCTCGGCGGTGTCTCCGTCGGCTTTGAGTTCGCCGGCGTTGCCGAGCATTTCGCTGATCAAGGTCTTCAAAGTCTCGGCGACCAGCAATGTGAGTGAATTGTCGCCGGCCTCGTCCAACTTCGGCGCGATCACCGCGGCGATCTCGCGGGTCTCCTGCAGCCGCATCGATAGCGCCGCCACCTTGATGGCGGTGCGGTTGAAGGCCGAGCGCGAGATCTGCGGCGGGCGGATGATGCCTTCGCCGAACGCGGCGACCTTCAAACGCTCATTGAAGCCGTCGAGAATGTCGAGCTGACTGAGCTTGCGCTCCTTGAGCTGTTCGAACGCCCACAGCTTGGCTTCGTCCGCCCAGGATGGCAGCCGGTCGATCCCCGAGAGCCGGCCGCGCTTGGTCCGCGCGGGCGCCATGGCGTCACGCCTCCGGCGGCGACGGCCGCTTGACGCCCTCGATCACCAGCCGGCGTTCGACGTGCTCGACGCCCTTCGGCGTCAGCTTGGCGACCACGACGCTGCCGGCGACATTACGGGTGACGGCGCCGACCGTGTCGAGATAGCCGATCTCCTCGCGCACCCAGTCGCGCGACTTGGCGATGCCAAAGGATTCCAGCACCTGCTGCAGCAGCGCGTCGTTGAGCGCGTAATTGGTTTGCGCGTGCAGCTCGCGCAGCACGATCAGCCGCGCCTCTTCGCGAATGATGTCCCGGCTCATCCCACCACCTTCTCGACCAACGCTTCCTGAATCCGGTCGGCCATCGCGGCCACCGGCTTGATCCGCTCCGCCATGCGTCCGACTTCAATGCCGAGATCCTTCAGGGCGATTTCGAGTCGGTGCGTGGTGTCCTTGTCGGGCAGATGCTTCAGCTCGCTCTCGACGGTCGTGACCCGCTTGTCGATCAGCTCGACGCGCTTTTGCAGCACGTCGGTGTGTTCCTTGGAGGCCTTCGACTCGATCCACGGCTTGAGCTGCTCGATCTTGTCGTCGATCTTCTTCGACCGGTTGGACACAATCGTGTAGGCAAGCGACGCCACCGCCACGGCGATCGCCGCCCATGGTGCAACGGCTGATAACTCGACTTGCATCGGTCATGCCCCCTTCGCCAGACGCTCGCGCTGGCCGCGCTGGCAATCGCGTGTTGCATCGAGATTGCCATTGGCCTCGCCGAGCGCGACCGCATATTGGCCGATCACCCGCCACGGATCGGATCGGGCGCCCACCGAGGGATCGTCGACGTTGCGAGCCACGGCTTCGCAGTCGCGCGGCAGCTCGAGCGCGTTAGCCCCGGCCGGCGGCGGACCGACGCCGTTGAAGCTGGTGCAGCCAGTCGAAATAGCCGGCAGGAGGATCGCAGCGGCGAACGATGCGAACCGCTGGGCTCGCCGGCGGCTTGTGATCGTCGCCACATCCGAATTTTGCGCAATACTCATCGAGCTTCCCCTTGGCCTGGCGCGCCGTTGCCTCGGCATCGCGGCGCAGCCGCTCGGCGTCGGCCGCGGTCGCGGACGCGTTCTTCAGCTGCATCGCCTTGAAGGCCAATTCGTCGCCGAGCCGCCGCAGCTCGGCGCGCTGGTCGGCGGTGCGAAATCCGATCAGAAAAATCAGAGCAGCCACTGCGATCAGTTGCACAGCCGCGGCCAGTGCCTGAAACTCCCCAAGGGGCGGCAGCAGTCGGCCGAGCATCGGCACCCGCGCGACCGCGAATGCCGCGGCGGCCAGCACGCCGATCGCGACCAGCACCGGCGCCGAGGTGGCGACCGACCAGAATGCGTCCGCGGTGATCGCGCCGAATAGTCGCCCAACGTCGGAGGCGAAACGGGTGATCATGCGGGCTGTCCTTCGGGCACCTCGGCGACCAGGTCGCCGTCGACGGCGCGCTGCGCAATGCGGGTTTTATGCGCGGACCACAGCGCATAGAGCAGCGCGCCAATGCCGACCACGACCGACAGCAGCGTCAGGGCCGTGAAGACGTGGTCGATCAGATCGGAGGTGCCGACCAGTGGCGCGAGCTTGTCCTTGGCGCCGTCGATCAGCGCCGCGGTGGTGGCGCCGCCGAGCCCGCCCTTGACCGAATTGCCGGCGTCGACGGCGGGCTGCGCAACATCGCTCGCATAGGCCTTGGCGCCGCCGCCGTGGCGATCCACCTCGACCGGCTCGGGTCCGACCGAACCGGACGCCCACGCCTGGCCGATGCTCTTGGCGCTGGCGACGCGCTGGGCCCAGCCGCCGCCGAAACTCGTCCAGGTCGACAGCTGCTGCAGCATGCCGAGCCGGCGCGCCGCCATGTCGGCAATCAGCGCGTCGTGGTCGGGATGGGCGTGAGCCGCCGCCATGGTGCCTTCGCCGAGATGGCCGTCGATCGGCCCGTGATACACGCCGGCCGCCGCGAGGCCGCGCTGCAACCACTTGATGGCTTGATACGGACCGGAATTCACCGCGCTGTCGAACAAGAAAAGGTCGACGCCGGCGGGCAGCTCGTCACCGCGGACCGCGTTCCAGTATTGCAGGCGGTAGATCTCGTCGCGTTCGGCGATCCACTCCGGCGTGCCGCGGAGCGTAGGCGTCAAGGCACGGCGCGGCAGACGTTTGCGGGTCCGATAGCCGTCATAGACGCGCTGGATGACGCCTTCCAGCGTGACGCCGCCCGGATCGCGCGGATGGTTGGTGTAGCCGCCTTCGTAGCGGAGAATCACTGTCAGGCATTTGGAAAAGGCGGATCGCACGATGGCACCCCAGCGGCTGAGGCTTTTAGCAATCCCGCAATGTCCAGACATTCTCGACCCTGACGGTTGTCAGGCGGTTTTCGGCTCTTGCGCGGAGGTCTGCCTAACGGAATCGCGACTAGGATCCCTCTGTTGGGGATAATTGATCGAGATACTCCACAATGTTGCGAGTTTTGCGCACTCTACAACCCAAGAGCTTTGCACTCGTTTGAACGGGAGGTGGTGGTGTGGATCGGCGTTCGCCAACGATTCAATGAATTTGTGAAAGATTTGGAATTAACGGCAGATCAGTGGAACGATGGATGGACTAAACACGTCAACGTGGGGAGAACGCTGCAAAAAGCCTATTATGGCAATACCGACGGCGACTTTCATCCAGGCTTCTGCGTCGGATCTTGGGGTAAACGAACTCAAATGCGTCCGCCGACTGACCTGGATGCCTTTTTCGTCTTACCACCTGAAGTGAAGCTTCGATTCGATTTGCGATCGGGAAATATCCAATCAGCTCTATTGCAAGAAGTGAAAGAAGTACTGGGTGATAAATTTAAACAGACTCGGATCCGTGGGGATGGGCAAGTTGTTGAAGTTGCATTCAACACTCTGACGATCGAGATCGTGCCCGTTTTTAGGGCAAGCACTGGACAATTCTGGATGCCTGATACCAATGGCGGCGGTCGCTGGAAGATCACCGATCCGATTGCACAGATTAACTACATTGATGGCGCGGACACTGCTGTCAACGGCAACGTGCGGCCCTTGGCAAAGATGATGAAGCTTTGGGCGAGAGAGAGACAAGTCCCAATAAAATCGTTTGCAATCGAACTACTTGCCGCTCAATTCCTGCCTGCCAGGGGCAACGGCGGTTATGATGCGTATTGGTACGACTATTATGTTCGCGATTTCCTCTATTTCTTGTTGGGCAAAACTGGCTCTTTCATCGAAATACCTGGTACGTACGACTCGTATTTCCTCGGCAAGGAATGGGAGTCCAAAGCAAGAGCCGCACTAGATGCGGCCAATGTTGCGTGCCATTATGAACGCACTGATCAGATTGTTGCAGCAGGTCAAGAATGGCAGAAGATATTCGGCAGCCGAATTCCGGTGGACGTAGCGATCTAGAGAGTGTTCGGGCAGAGATCGCGGTTGAAGCGATGCGACAATCGGAGAGCGCTCTCTATACCTCAACCATGCTATACATTTGGCTCCGCAGGGTGCGGATACAGCAATCAGTGATCGTATTGACGCCCATAATTCTCACAGGCCTTGCAGGCCTCAGCTACGTGAAGGAGTGGCTGCCAGCTTGGGGCGTGGCGCTTATGGCTTTTTTTGCGACACTGCTTCCGTCGATAGCGGAGAAGCTCAAGATTGAAACAAAGGTCGATGAATTGCGGCGTTTGGCTGCGGATTTCAAATCGCTCCAGGACCGGTTTCGAGTTTTGGCGAATGTTACGGCGCGTGGACCTGTCGACACAGCAGTAGAAGAGCTGCGCATGCTGATGGATCGCATGGATGTTGTCCGATCGACATCGATTACCCCTCCAGAACGCTATTTCGATGCGGCCAGTCGAAAGATCAAGCGAGGTGACTATGATTTCTCAGTTGACATTTCGCTTCGCGAGAAGGCTGGCGTGCCCATCAATTCGCCTGCGCAGTCAGGAGCGCTCACCCGTTAGTTTTCCTGGTCGCAGTTAGAAGAGCGATTTCTGGTCATCACCTGTTTTGCCACGGTGGCGGCCGCGATGCCGGTGCACCGTGCGTTGCGTAAGCCCAAGCCGCGCCGCTATCTCGCGCGACGACATGCCTTCCTGGTCGAGCGCATGCAGCCGCTCGCTGATCGCGCGCAGGAATTGCCTGTAGCTGCCGCCGACATGCAGCGGGATCTCGATGCGATTGCCGCGCTTGCGGTCGACCGAGAAGTGCGCACACAATTTGGCGGCAGCGTCCGGTCCGACTGTGGCGACCAGCCAGTGGTCGGCAGCGCCGGGCCGTGCCGGAAAATACACGCGCTGACCGCCGAACCGGGCAGCAATCTTCAGCGCCGCAGCTTCGCCGGCGACCTCGGCGATTTCGGCTAGTACGCCGGGGAGCCCGCGCGTCATCGGAGGTGCGCCCCCGGCAAGAGGGTCACCAGCACGCCCCCGCGGACGACATAGGTCAGGCCGTCCGCGACGACGTGATAGTCGGACTGTCCCAGCGCGTCAGCGGCGTCCGTCGCGCGCTGCAGCGATGCGCGGATCGCCGTGCGCAAGGCCGCTACGTCGAGTCCGCCCGCGCGCTCCAGCAGGCGCAGCAGCGCGTGATCGGAGATATCGAGGCCGGCGCGCGCGGTCATGTCGGCGGCTCACTAGCGAGAGTCTTCTCAAACGTCTCGCGAACCGTGCGGGCGAAGCCTTCGCCGTAATTTTCGGCGAGGCGCTGATAGTGCAGCTCCCTCTGCTCGTCGCTGCAGCCTTTCAGCTGCTTCCACAACGCCTTCATCTTGGCGTCAGCGCCGGCCATTGGATGTTCCCGTGGTCCGGCGACAATCATCGCCAGCCCGATAGGCAAGGCGTACGTGATGCGCGCAGTACGGCAGACCGGGCAGCGCCCGGCCGCCGCAGAAGAAGAACTCATGCGTTGCCGGGTCGCCGAACGGCCAGTGGCAATTGCTGTCGTCGAGCCCGAGCAACGACAGCCGTTGCCCGGGCGGGACCCGTGCGGCGTCGATCGCCGGGTCGACCGCCGCAGCCACGGCGGCGAACGGCGGCGCGGCTGTGCGGCGTGGCGCCGTCTGCGGCGTCCACCGCACGGGCCGGGTCGTCTCGGCTCGGCGTGGCCGCGGCGCTCCGGATGCCGGCCTGATAGGTCGACCGGACAGGCCAAGCCGATGCACCTTGCCGACCACGGCGTTGCGGCTGACCTGGCCGAGCTCGGCGGCGATCTGGCTGGCGGTGAGTCCGCCCTCCCACAAGCGTGTCAGCTGCGCGACGCGTTCGTCGGTCCAGCCCAGCGCGCCGCTGCTCATGACACGGCTCCCTCGCTGTGCAGAGCGACAGCGGCGCGCAGCCGGCGGCCGAGGGCTGCCTGCACCTGATCGAAATGACAGGGCTCGAAATCGTCCCAGCCGGTCCTGCAGGCGACACGCCAAGCGTAGTGGTCGAGATCCGACAGCGGCTGATCGGCGATCGTCGGTATCACCGCGCCGAGATCGATCAGCCGCAGCCATTGCGCGTGCAGCACCGCGCGCTTGCTGGTGCGAATGTCGGCGCGATCGCCCGGCCATTCGATCTTGGAAGCGCGCGCAAGCCACGCCTTGATGCCCTCGATCGCCGCGTTTCCGGCGCCGGCGTTGGACAGGAAGCGGACATGCGACACGCCGGTCTGCCGTTCCAGATAAGACAGCATCGCGCGGTCGGTGCGATCGCGCACCACGCCGAGGTCATAAGCGGCGATCCACAAAGCGCGCAGCTTGGCGCCGACCGGACCATCGAGGCGGGCGACCGCGCCCACCGGGGTGCGATCGCCCGCGAGTTCGCGCAGCCGCTCGATCACTTGGCCAGCCTGCGTGACCGACAGCGCCTTGGCGCTGCGCTTGCCGGTCTGCCGCTCGAGCAGATCGCGATAGCTGTCGTCGTCGAGTTTCGCCTTGGTCTTGAGCGCGTGGATGGTGGCGATCATCGCGGTGGTAGAGCGTTGTGCGGACAGCTTCATGGCGTTGCCCTCCTGCGGTTGACGAAGCCGTTGGCGTCACGGCTGCCGATCGGCACGATCGCGAGTTCGAGATCGAGAGTGTTGAGAGCGGCGTCGAGCGCGTCGACGAACGGCATGGTGCGCAGCCGCCATTCGGCGACGGTGCGATCGCTGAGGCCGGCGCGTCGGCCGACTTCCCGTTGCGTGGTCATCTGCGCGTTCATCGCGGCGACCAAACCGCGGACGAGCGGATGGCAATGCACCGGGATCTGCAGCCGTCCGCGCTTGCGCATGGCGATGCCGCGGACCTTCTTGTCGTGAAAGGCCGGGTCGGCGTTGCGTTCCGTCATTTCCGCCGCTTTCGCGGCCCGCCGCTCGGCCGACCACACGGCGCCGCGGCGACGCGCCACGAAGTCGGGATCGGCATTCTGCGCAACCATCCGCTGGCGCTGGCGGTCGCGGCGGGCGCTCGGCCAAGTCGATCGGTGTTGGCTGGGGTGCGTCATGGCCGGCTCACGACGTGACGTCGGCGAGTTGCTCGGCCGCGAACGGCTCGACGATGAAGCTTTCGTTGCCGCGGCCAATCGAGACGCCGTCGACGGTCCTTGCCAAGTCCGGATTGGCCAGCATCGCGTCGCGGTTGAGTTCGAGCTTGGTGCGCAGGAACGCCGCGTAGTTCGCCCCCTTGTCCTGGATGCGCGCAACCACGACGTCGTCACCGCCGCTGATACGCACCTTGGGCGGATTCCACCGCCACGCCACTTTGCCGGTGCCGAAATCGACGGTCTTGGACTTGCCGTTCTGCGTCAGCTCGACGCGATTTGCTTCGCACCAGATCTGCAGGCCCTTCAGCAGATCGTTGGCCTGATCGGCGATCGGCGTCGCCTTGGCGAGGTGCGATTGCTTGACCGCCGCCAAGGCGTCGTTCATGTCGGCTTCGATACGCTCGACCTCGCGCAGCTTGGCGCCGTAGTCGGCGATCATCGCGCGGGCTTCATCGCGATTCTGCGGCACGCGCATCACGGCGGCGGCAGCCTTACCCTTGACCATGGTGGTTCTCCTGTTCGGTGGGTTGAGCAAGCGGGGTGACGTAGCCGAGCGCTTCCAGCGCGACGCCGAGATCGGCGATCTGCCGGGCCAGCACACGGCCAAGACCGAGCCTGCGGGCAGGCTCGCGCTCGGCGCGCATCGCGTCGGCGCTGATCATCATCGCGAAGGTCAGATCGGCGAGCTTCGCCAGATGGATGGTGGCGGACGCCAGCGCGATGATCTCGACCGTGGACGCGCCAATGGCGGCGCGGGCGCCGTGCGCGACGATCCGCGACGCGACCTCGATGGCATCGATCGCGGCGGCCTGATCGGCAATGCTCGGCCTGACGAGTTGCGATGCCGGCGTAGTCATGGCCGGTCCTGATTGTCGCAAGCCGGATCACGAACGATGCGGGCGGTTGGAAACGCCAGGATCTGCACGCCCGGCAGCTCGGCATCGACCGGCACGTCGGCGCGAGCCGCATAGGGATCGACGCCGAGTTCGAGCAGTACGGCGTTGCAGGCGCCGTGCTTCAATTTGCGGGCGAACGCATGGGCCGCCGCGTCGGTGAAGTCATCGCGGCCGCTGAGCCAGCCGGAGAACTGATCGTACAGACTTCGCAAATCATGGCTGAGCATCATCAGCCTCCTTCAGGTTGGAGTGCTGGCAGTCGCCGCGGCAGGCGCGATACAACCGAGCGCGGATCGACGACGCGCCGGTGTTTCCCATCCGCTGCTGATCGAGGCAGCGATCGCGGCCGATCTCGCCGACCACCGGGCAATCTACCGTCAGCCCCATCAGCGCGCCGCGGACGCGGGCCTCGACGGTCTTCATGTTGCCCTGGTACTTGGCGGCGAACACGGCGGACAGCACCGCCGGGGAGTAACCGATCCGCCGCGCGGTTCGGGTCGCGGTGGTCCGCGTAGCCTCGCGCGCTAGCTCCGCAACCCAATCCGGCAGCGCGTCGCCCCACGCCGCAGCGGTGTTGGCGACAAAGTCGATCCGCTTCGATGCGGAGGTCATGGCAGCACCCCCATCGCCGCGACGGGGCCGGCCTGACCGAGATTGCGATCGAACAGGATGGCCGCTGGCAATCGGATCTGCATCTCGACCGGCGCAAGCGCACCGGTGTTCTTGATCGGCAACAGCCGGTAAACGACATCGCTGTCTGGGCCAACGCGGCGGGCGTTGGCGTGCAGATATCCAGCGCCCACCAACAGATCGACGTAACGTCTTGCGACCGGCAGGCCAATCGCGAGATCGTCGGTGGTGGCGGCGAATACCAACTCGTCGAGCGTGAAGGTCTTCATGGCGCGCATTGCGTTCCAGAGCTGTTGCAGCTCCGGCCACAGCGCTTGCGGCAACTGATCGCCCGCGCTGGCGATGCGGAATTTTTGCCCGTCACGCGTGAGCCTGACGATGATGCCGCCGGCGATCAATCGGCGCAGAGTGACGTCGACGGCGTCGCGCGGCGCGCCCGTTTCGCGACAAATATCATCGGTGCTGAACGTTCGGCTCGGTCCATCGCAGACCTGAAGCATCGCGTTCCAGATTTTGAGCCACAGCAGCGGCACGGTGACGGTGATGCAGGGCTCCCCCCGCGGCGATTGCCGGATCATGCCGCCCTCGCGCCGAGCTTGCGGATATAGGCCTCGACATGCCGGGTCTGCGGCGGCTCGCCGGTGTGGAAGCGGTGAGCGCCCCAGGCCGACAAATCGATCGTCGACAGATTGGTGTTGCGGGCGATGTCCTTGGCTTCTTCGAGATTGGTCACGATGCGACGCGCCCGGCCGCCAGACTGCACCCGGATCGCATCGAGCAGATCGTCGGCGATCTTCAGCTTCGGCGCGAAAGCCTTGGCGAGTTCACGGGTGTCGTCGAGGTCGCACGGCTGCGCCGGAAACCAATCGAGCACCCGGTTGTGCACGCGTTCGACCGTCAGCAGTTTGGCCGGCAGCTTTTCTTCGCCGATCAAGATGACCGGCGCGCCGGAGGATTCCTGCAACTCGCGCAGGATTTCGATGAGCCCGCGGTCGACCAGGCGATCGGCCTCGTCGACGAGCAGCGGCCTGCGCGGATCTTCGCCGAGCGCGTTGATGGCGCGATCCGCCAGCTCGGAGACGGTTTCGCGCTTGGTGCAGGATTCGCCGAATTCGCCGAGAATTTTGGCGAGCAGCGTCCGACGTGTCCAGCTGTCACCGACCTCGACGCGGATCGCGTTGGTCTTGTTCTGCGCGAAGATCGATGCCCAGGTTTTGCCGTAGCCGGATGGTGCGTGGCAGACGCCGAAGCCGGGAAGATGCGGAGCCCGATGCACGACCTTCATGGTCATCGCCATGAAGGCGGCGACGTTCTTGATCGCCACCGGCCCGCGGTGGATGTGCTCTGCTATGTTGCTCATCGTTGCAATGACCCCATTGCTGTTGGATTACCCGGCGCCGCTTGCTCCGGTGGTGGTGAACCCGTCGTCGTAGGTCAGCTTGAAGCCGCGATACTCCGCGCCTTCGCGGTAGCCGCCGAGCCAGAGCGCGTCGCCCGGTTCGACGAATTCGCCGCGTGCCAGCCGAGCCTCGATCGCGCGCGCCCGCTGCCAGCGCTGGTGCGCGGTTTCCTCGGGGTGCAGCTTGCTGATCGTCGGCGCCCCCGCCGCATCGGCCGCGCGAAGCTGTTCGGCGAGCGCCGCGATGCCGTCACTGTGCACCGCGGTCTCAGCGACATAGGCTTCGCGAGCCGCGGCCAACGCCGCGGTGTCGTGACGTCGGCCGGTCTTCGGAAACGCGATCAGCGTGCCGGCCTCTTGCAGCGCTTGCCGATGAATCGCGTCGGCGAAGTCGCGGGCCTTGATCCGCCGCGCCACGCGCTGCGCGTCGGCCATACGCTCGGCGATCAGGCGCTTCTGTTCGGCGCGGGCGGCGGCGATCGCCGCTTTCGGATCGATGCCGCAAAGCTCCGGCGCGATCGCTTCGCCGAGATAGCGCTCGCCGTCGGCGGTGAAGACGAACGCGCGGCCCATGTCGGTCTCGTCCATCCGCACCAGCACGGTCGCGCCGACGTCGAGAAATCCGCCGATGTAGTGAGTGTCGTTGATGCGCAAACCGGTCTTGGTGACGGTGCGCAGCCCATTCTTGCCGGCGACCGGCGCGAGCAGCATGTCGAGCGCGCGGACGTCGTCGATACGCCGGATCGGCCCGGGGCTCGCCGCCGCCACTGCAAACGGGGTGAGACCCTTGAGGCCGGCATGGGGCGCGTGGCCGTAGACGTCGCGACACCACGCGTCGAGCCGCGCCTGCAAGTCGGCGGCGGTCAGCGCGACCTGGAAGACATCCTCCGGCGTTTCGCCGAGCCGCGCTGCGAAAGCCTTGCGCTGTTCGATCACTTTGCGATCGGCGACGCTGTGGCCGATGAAGCCTTCGAGCGTGCGCATCAGCCCGCGCTGCAGCGTGCCGATCGCGCGCTCGACGTGTCCCTTCTGCTCGGGCGAGAACGGCGCCGAGGTTTCGTGCGCGATGCCGAGCGCGGCGAACAGCCGCCGCGTGGTGTGGGCGACGAAGTCCGAACCGTTGTCGGTCTTGATCCGCTCCGGCACGCCCCAATCCAGGATCGCCTTGCGGATCAGCAAGCCAACGGCGCCGGCGCGCGCCGTCTTGCTGACCGTGGCGATCAGGCGCCGGGACTGCACGTCGATGCAGACATAGATGCTGTGGCGACCGTCGAGCAGCATCACGTCCGCCGGCGATGCATCGATCTGCCAGAGTTCGTTCAGCCGGGTCGCCGGCACGGCGACGCGGGCGGCGAACCGCATCGTCGATTTGAAACCGTCCGGATTGCGGATCGATTCCAGCTCGACGCGAAAGGCGGTTTTCCAGCCCTTCAAGGCGTGTTGAAAGGTGCGGACCGGCGGTGTGTTCACCACGCGGTCTGCGACCGTCATGACCGGCCAGCGATCCGCCACCAATGCGCGGATATGGTGGGCCGTGAGTTGCGGCTGTTTGGCAAGCAACGCCAGCACGAAGGTCCGGACAGCACCGCCTTCGGCGCGGTCGAGGATGCCGGTGCCGCGCCGCGCGGCGGCTCGATCAACGGCGAGCCGGGACTTGCGCCCCGCCTTGGCGTGCGCTCGCCACCGTGCCAGCGTGCGCGGCGTAAGGTGCTTGACCTCGGCGCTGATCCAACCGGCGAGGTCGAGGGCACCGGCATTGTACAGGTCGCAGAAATGCCGGTCGGCGCATTGCCGCGTCACCGCGGCGTCGGCGGCGAGGCGATCGGCCAGGGCCAGGATGGCGAGCCGCGCGTCGCGCGCCTGCGCCGCTGCGCCCCCGAGGGCGGCGGCCGCCGGTTCGCTCGCCGCGTCGCGCGCCATGGCGATCGGCACGTCGACGGCCTCGATCCGGCCGCCGACATAAGCGGCGCGCGCTGGCGCCGGTAGCGAGGTCACCGCGTATTCGACGCCGCCGCCACGCCCGCGGCGCGGCCGCGACAGCCAGCCGCCGCGCGCTGCCGCAAACGCAACGCCGCGCTTGGTCGACGGCAAGCTCGGCAATGCCAGTGCGGCGATTTCGGCAGCTGATAGAAACATCTTCACGGCAACCGTTTTCCAATGTCAGGACGCGCGTGCGGCGCGCCGCATGCCGTTGGCCTCATCGCGCAGCTGCTCGGCCACCGCGACGAGGCCGATCTGGTCGAGCGTGAGCGCGATGGCGTCGAGCGTCGCGGCGCTGAGTTGCAGGCGGGTGCGCAGGCGGACGACGCGCACGATCGGCGGGATGTTGGCAGCGCGCGGCGGCTTGCAGTCGGGAGTGATCATCGTCCGGCCCTCCATTCGGCGTCGGCGGCGTTGATTTCGCGGTCGAGGCGGTCGCGCGCTTCCTTCGCCATCTCGCGACGGATCAGCGCCTCGTACTTGCGGGCGACGGCGACCGCGTCGGTATCGACGAGCAGCGCGTTGATCAGGCGGATGTCGCCGGTGACCACGACGAGCGCGATCAGGCGATGCGCCGGGATGTTGGCGGTCTCGTTTGCGGCCGAGGTGTATTGATCGAGGATCTGCGGCGAGACGCGTTCGCCGAGATATTCGCTCATCGCCGCGGCGACGGTGTCACGCGAACGCCCGCAGTCTCGCAGAGCTTCCTTCAGCGCCTGCTTGATCCGCGCCGAGGCACGCGCGGCGCGGACCCGCTCCGGCGAGAACCGCTCGACCACCGGCGCCGGCTGATAGTCCCGGAACAGGTCCGGTGTCAGCGTGTCGGTGGGGCGGCGGCGGGTCATGGCAGCCACGCCTCCGGCAGCGGCGTCACGGTCCAGGCTTGCGCATCATCGGCCGTGACACCGTCGAGCACGTTCAACAAAGCCGCGATCAGATCCGCGACGGCGCGGTCGTCATAGGCACGCGCCCGGTCCGGTGCGGCGGTGAGTCGTGGGGCGGGCAGCCCGTCGTGGCGGCAGGACGCTTCGTCGAACCGACCGAGAAAGAAACGCGGGACACCATCCCGCAGGCAGACGACCGCGTAGGATGCCGAGGTGGGGGCCGCGGTCATGGACAGCCTCCCGCTGCTGCCCTCAGTTTTCGGCGGCGCTTCTGACTCGACGCTCGCGGTTGGCGCGGCTTACGGTCGCCACCCAGGAGCCGGCCTTTTCGATCGAACCAGTCCGGCCACAGTTCATGGAGAGGAACGCGAAGGTAATTGGCGATAATGGTGTTAGAGGGCGTCCGCGGATAGGACAGCGCTGCGCGAAGGGTCGCATCGCCCAGTCCATTCTGGCGCGCCAGCGCCGCAAGCGACGTTCCCCGCTTGTGGATCGCGGCCACGATATCGGCGCGGTGCCAGCCTGGTGAGGACATGGTGAAATTCAGATGCGCCGCGCACGCGGCTAATTTCGATCAAATATGCAACGAACGATGCAAAGATGATCAGATATGATCAAAAAATCAACCGTATTCCGTTCCGAATTGGAGATCGACGCGAGCATGTTGAAGGATTCTCGCGTTAAGAGCTTGAATATTAAGCAAATCCGATCGTTTGTAGAGCAGCTGGAAGCCTTGCCGGACGGAGCGTCGTTGCCAGACTGGAGCGAGCTGTCGGTTGGCGATCGCTTCGCAATTTGCCTGAGGCTGATTCCGCAGCGGAAACGCGAAGCCTTGCTTGGGAAGTCGGAGCCACAGATCAGACGCTACGAAGCCGGGCTCGACATTCCGCTGACGGTGGTCGCCGCGCTGGCGGTCGAGACCGAGATCCCGCTCGACTGGATCGCGTCCGGCCGGCCGATGCAGCGGCGCCTGCCAGCCTCCGTCGCGGCTGTGGGGTCCACCGATGGCGAAGATCTGCCGGTGCGCAAACTCGCGTTCAAAGTCGACGACAGCGGTGCACTGACGCTCGACGACGCCGCGGGCCAAGTGCAGTTTCCGCGTGCGATCCTGCAGCGCGTCGGCGTCGCGCCGGCGAATGCCCGGCTGCTGGAAGCGTTCGGCGAGAGCATGACGCCGACGCTCAGTGACGGAGACCTGCTGCTCATCGACGTCGGCGCGACCAAAATCGTCGAGGGCAAGATTTTCGTGTTCTCGGTCGGCGCCGACGCCTTCATCAAGCGGTTGCGGCGGATCGGCGACCGCGTCTTGATGATCTCCGACAACCGCGAGATGTTTCCGGAGCAAGAGGTGCCGAGCGGGGCACCGTTCAGCATTTACGGACGCGTCAAATGGGCGGGGCGAAGTTTGTAATCGCGGGCGGCTTGGTTGCGGCCGGACTCCTTGTCGGCCCCGCGACCGTTCGCGCAGACGACCAGGCGGTGGTGTTGTGCGGCGAGATCACCGACGCCGCGAGCGCTGGGATCAGGGCCGGCCGCGTCGACGAGGCCCGCGTGTTGAAGCCGTTTCTCGATCGCTGCGCACCGATCCTCAAGGCGCGGATGGATCGCGCGATCGATGCGTTGAGAGCCCGGCGCGCGCCGCAATAA